CATTTTCGTCATATTGAATAGTTATATCATTATTTGTTCCAAATGTTAATGTTGTATCATCTGGTAATTTTGCTCCACCTGTAAGTGTTGTTAAACCTGTTATGCCAGCAGTCCCTCCAACCGTTATCTTACCTGCTACAGCAGTGGTTGAATTTGTTACAGTAGCATTAGGTGTAAGTGTTAATTGACTAACATACGTACCAGCTGACGCAATATCATTTCCTAGTGTGGCAACGCCCTCATCGGCAAAATTTAACTTCCAAGCATCGCCCGCCTCAGCAGCAGCATCTGGTTTAAATACAATTCCTACACTAGCACCTCCTTCAGTGGCAGTTATTTCTAAACAATCATCGCCATTTTCGTCATATTGAATAGTTATATCATTATTTGTTCCAAATGTTAATGTTGTATCATCTGGTAATTTTGCTCCACCTGTAAGTGTTGTTAAACCTGTTACCGCAAGAGCACCACTTATATTTACCACGTTAGTATTGTTGTTATATATGACAATGCCACTGACGTCGCCAGTAAATGCTCCACCACCACCACCTATAGCATTTATTTTAGTTTCTGTTAATGTAGCACTTCCAATAACTACGCTTGTAAACTTGCCTGATGTTGCCGTATTAGAGCCAATAACTGTGTCGTCTATCGTTCCACCATTAATATCTACAGTAGTAATGGTTCCAAGATCTTCTATAGTTTTTATTTCATCTTTTTTAGGTATAATAATATCTTGATACGGTATTAATCCAGCCATAATAATATATTAAAATAAAAAAATATATAAAACTATATTTAATCATTATTAATTACGATTATAAAGTATTATAACTTTTTTACAAAATTTAATTTTTGTTTAATAAATATTTTTGTTTCTAGATTAATTTTATGTTCATAGATATCCGCAATAGTAAACCATTTAACTTTATAAATTTCTGTCTTATCAATAGGAATTAAAATATTCGTAATAGTTTCCATTACATACACAAAGTAATAGGTATTTCTAATTTTTACACGAATCATATTGTTTTTAAGTTTAAGTTTAATCCCAGTTTCTTCGTATGTTTCACGGATAGCGCAATCCGCATAGGTTTCATTGTCAATTCGAGAACCTTTGGGTATACCCCATAATTCTACATTTTGTTCTTTTTTAAAATAATTATTTTGAACCAACAATAATTTAGTCTTATCTTTATTTAAAATAATTGTACCACATTTAATAGTAGGCAGTACATTTTTTTTTTTCCGTACTTTTTTCCGCTTATTGAAATGTTTAAACACTTCGTCGCAAGTTCTATACTTGTTATTTAAAATAAAGTTTTTATGACGTGTGGTAGTAATATTCATCATTATGAATATGATATATATATATATTATATGATACGTTTATGTGTACTTAAATAAATCAAATTTATTTATTTAATATTATTATTACATGTATTAATATATGTTATAATAATTAACTTTTATTTAAATAAATTACTTATATATAGTGTAAGTTCAATATGTCTAATGAAACATATTGTTATAAGTGTTCGATTCCATTACATTTTACTAGCAAAAAACTATACTGTGTATATTGTAAAAAAATATTTTGTTATAGTTGCTTAGAATATAAAAAGTATTTACAAGACAGACGAACAAAAACAGTATGCCATGCGTGCTATATTCACAATAATGAGTATAAAGAATTAAAAGATATGATTAGTATATTTACTTTACTACCATTATCTTTACAGGATTACTACATACTATCTACTGTATGTGTTACGTGGAATAAAATATATAAAAACTATAAAAATCGTCTACGTAAAATGTATACTAAATTACCTTATTTCAAATTAAATAGTACAGATATACATATTTTATATTCAAATAAGCGCTTTATTCCAGGGCACAATTTTTATATACGTAAATTACTAGGGTCAATATCTATTAAAACGATACCTTTAGTATTAGAAAAAAATATACTCCAAATCATACAAGCAGATAAAAAGGTAAAATGTAAAACATTACAGTGTTCATCCAATTGTTCATCAACCTTATCTATAGTTGATATTATACAATGTTTATATTTTAATATACGTTCACGACCAATCGTTTATTTTTTAATACAAACATTACAGCAGCAATTAAACAAAAATATACTTTCTATACAACACATACAAAATTATATATTTATATTTGTATATATTTTACAATATTATAAATATACTACATCTATTTTATCTATATTAAAAAACTTTTTATTTTCTTTATCCAAATCAAATATTCATTTTTGTAACGTATTGTTTTGGGATTTGACCTATAATATTAAAAATATCATGCACGCACAATTTTATGCGACTATTCGAAAGGAGCTTGTAGAATCATTAGATAAAACAATGTATACAATTATACTAAATTCTCATGATTTTACAAAAAATTTAATAGAATTAATAAAATCCGATCACACTAGTATATCCATAAGTAGAAATATTCAACAGCATTTATTAAAAAATGAATATAAAATTAATGATGTATTGTATATACCTGTAAATTTAAATAAAAAAATTGTAAAAATACACGCACATAATATTAAAATCGTCCAATCAAAAACAAAACCTATTTTAATACCTTGTTCTCACATACAAAATGGCAGGGAAAAAGACTATATCTTTATGTTAAAACCAGAAGATTTACGAAAAGAGTATATTATTATGAACATCATAAAAATAATTGATACTATACTAAAAACAGAATTAAAGTTAGATTTACACATTATTACCTATAATATTTTACCTGTTTCTGAAAAAATAGGGTTTATTGAATTTATTTCCAATGCGTATACTATTTATGATATCAAAGAAGAAGAAAAGTTTAGTATACAAAATTTTATTATTGAAAAAAATCCCGATATTACGGCAGCCCAATTGCGCGATAATTTTAGTAAAAGTTGTGCCGCATATTGTGTAATTACGTATCTGTTAGGAATAGGGGATAGACATCTTGAAAATATAATGATTACAAAAGAGGGCTATATTTTTAATATAGATTTCGGATATGTATTAGGATTAGATCCTAAAATATTATCTCCCAAGTTTCGTTTAACAACCGAAATGATTGATGCTATGGGAGGTGAGAATAGTAAATATTTTCATCAATTTAAACAATATTGTACCGTAGCATTTAATTGTTTGCGCAAACATGTAGATTTATTTTATATACTTATTTTACAACTTACACATATTATATCGCAACAATCTAAAAAAAAATATGATATAAACTATATTAAAAAATATATAGAACAACGTTTTATTCCTCATAAACCTAATTTTAATGCGTCCATTGAGTTTAAATATATTATATACAATAATAGTAATACCTATTCAGGCTCGGTGATTGATTATTTTCATAAAAAATATAAAACATTATCACGTTCATCCAATAAAACCCGTTCCTCTGAGTCATTTTCGGTTCATTCAAACGATTCAAACAATTCCAAAGAGTCTAGTTCATCCTCATTATATCAATCCGCTGTAAATGCGTTTTCTGGCGCGCAATCTTCATTTAGTAAAATGTTTTCTTCTTCATAAATATAGTAAATTTAATTTATATTACAATTATATGTTATAATAATAGTAATATGCATACAGAATTTCAAATACGTGATCGGCGAACAACTCCTTATTTTAAAAAAACAACCTTTTGTGGGTATAAAAAAATAAAAGTAGTGGATGCGCTTAACAAAAGTGTTCTGTTAGGTAATATAGAAAAAGCAAGTTTATGGGCCACCGAATTACATATAAGCGGCCATACACGCCCATTATTTGATACTATCTTATCGCTCTATTTAAAGGATATTAATACAGCTAACATTCAGTTATTACCAGTTATTTACTATGATTATATGAAAATACAAAATATAAAAGTAAAAGATATGTTATATTTACGCAATAATCAATATAGTCGTAATCACATTCATAATTTAATATCTTATATAACCTTTTCTCCTAAAAAAAAATTACATAAATTACCAACTATTAAACCAGATGATTTTAATAGTCAAATTATGCGAAACCACATGATTTCTTCTGATAGAAGCATGATTAATCAATTTATTTCCGTATACGATCATAAAGATATTATTATACCTATATTAGAAATATATACGAACATGATACAAAAAAATAATGCCAAATCATTAGATAATGCTTTATATTGGTTGTCGTGGTTATGTACGTATGAAAAGAAATTTCACAAAGGCTATATACGTTGCTATTTTCGTATTAATAGTCGGATACACGAAAAAGAAGCCTACGATTTTATTTGGATTATTTGGAATATGTTTTTTAGTATATTAGAAAAGGACACTTCACCCCAATCAAACGTTAAAAAAAAATATGCGAAATGTTTATTTAATATATTTACAAAAAAATATAAACATACACAAAAAACTAAAAAAATGTCGATTATTATCATGATGTTAACGATTATCATTGATCCTCATCCTCATATTAACTATTCACAACATATCATAACAGGGAAAAAAAATATTACAAGAATTAAAATGTTGTCCAATATAAATTATCAATATATAGACATACAAAAAAATACTCCTCAACATCTATATGATATTATCGCAGAACAAGAAAAAAATGTACAAAAAAAAAAAAAACAATCAGAACCTTCTGATTCTATTTTTTCGAATAATAAACCGGACATACCGGTAAATTTAGATAAAATAATAGAACATATTGACAAGCGCAACGGATATACTACCTATAAACAAATAAAACAAACAAAACAAACAAAACAAAAAAATGAATATACACAAAGTACTTTACACAAGCATGTGATTCATGTGCCTCAAAATAAACCAGACCAATCAATTTTTAATCGAAAAACCCGCAGTAAAAAAAACTTTCAAAAAAAACATATACACAATTTTAATTCTATATTTAAATATATATAAATATGTGTAACTGTTTTATGGTTTATCGTCAGCAGCCTTGGTCGCCCGCGCAGCAGCAGCAGCGATTGCTTGACTCTCTCTGGCCCGGCCTTGACGACTCCGAGCGAAATCCAGCGGGTTCATTACAAAAGTGAGCGCTCCCGTTTGTGCCGCTGGGTTGCCGGCTTGCGGGTTGCCGGCTTGCGGGTTGCCAAGCTGCGGCAACCACGGCTGCGATGCCTCCTCCCGGGCGAGAGCTGCGGCGGCACTCCAATCATATCGTCCTGCCGATTCTGACTCCCCAGGATCGACCTGTGTGCTTTCCATGAATTCTTTAATCCTGACCCTTGAGGCGTCCATGCCGAACATGGGATCGTCGTTCTGTGTGTATCCGGTGGCGATCGCCGCAGAGGCGGCCTTGTGAGCCGTGCGCTTGTGAGCGGGCGGTTTCGGGACGCCACCTCGGGCGCGCGTTTTTTTCGCAGGACTACTCCAAATTTTAGTCCATCTTTTCCGCATCTTATCTGCCCGCGCTTTCTTTATCTCCCACGCCTTCCTCTCCTCCGAGTTCATGGCCTTTAGCCTCTTGGAGGTCATTCCTCCTCGCTGTCTGCGTCGCCTTGATACTTTTTTTTTAGAACGCGATGTGCGTCGTCTTGATACTTTTTTTTTAGAACGCGATGTGCGTCGTCTTGATACCTTTTTTACCATTTTATTATACTATATATAAATATAATAAATAAGATAAATATTTAATAAATATAATAAATAAGATAAATATAATAAATATAATAAATTAGTCCTATTTAGTTTCAAATATTTGACGTGCGGTTTTTTTTTCTCCTTCTTCTTCCCATACATATTCAATTTGTAGATAAGGATCATTAAAAGAAGTTGTTTCTTGCCAATTTACAATCGTTCCAATAATATCGGTAACAATTTTACTATCTTTAATACTATAACGTATTTTTTTACCATCATTACACTCTTTATAAGTATTGTTAATATGAATCGTGTGATGTACATTATAAAACAAAGACTCTACTTTTTTAGAGTATTTCATTTCACTGACTTTACTCAAGCATAAATCTATATTTGAATAGTTAGCCACTTGAATTTGATACCAGGGTAATTTCGTAAATGATAAAAAATCCGTAAACCGAATATTTTCTTTTAATTTCCATTTGCCTAATAAATTTTCCATATTCTCTACACTCGAATAATCCGTTATAGTATCCATTGTATATTATATTTAAATATTAATAATATTCTTGATATTTAAAATTTATTATTCATTTTAAATTTTATATTTTAAATAATAATTATATTATATATATATATACTATTATATGAAACAAATATATATTAAATGTCTTCTTATAGCAAGTGTATTAATTATATGTACGTTACCTTTTATACCTTTAATTGATAATATTG